TTTTAGATTAATTGGTGAAGAAGTTAGTGAAGATATAATTAACCGTGCAATTCCGTTTGTCCGTGAGGATGAACAACTAAATTCAGGTGATTATAAACAGTCGACAAATTATCTAAGGTCCCAGATAAGTGAAAGAATTGCTCTTCGCATTTCTCATCATCTAGGACTTTCACAATTTGAGACTAATCTTTTTATAGATTCATTAACTCGTCATATGATACAGAATCCTCACACCAAGCAGTTTAAACTTCAAGAGAATGGTCAATTAATGGGATCACCTGTGTCCTTCCCAGTTCTCTGCATTGCAAATGCAGTTGTCTGTAGATGGGCTATGGAGATTTCAGAAAATCGCATTATTCCCTTAAAGACTGCTCGTTTACTCATTAATGGTGATGACTGTTTATTTCCTATAAAGACAGATTATTTTCACACTTGGGAACAGCTGTGCTCTTTAGGAGCAGGACTATATCCTTCGCCTGGAAAGAATTACTTGGACCGATCATTTTGTATGATCAACTCAAGAGTCTTTATACCTCAATTCCTATTGAGTCAAGGAAAGAAAGCTCGAAATCTTTGTACATTTAAGCAAGTTCCTTTCTTAAATGTAGGACTTCTTCTTGGAAAAGGAAGAGGCTCAAATTCTACTAATGAGTTTGGTGTTTCACAAGATATTAGTCTTATAAACATTGGTAATTATTCGGAAGCTCTTTTCAAGCAATGTCCTGTTGATATTTGGAATAGAGTCAACTATTTCTTCATTTCAACTCATAGGACTTTACTTTCTTCTAGTGGTCCAATTCCCTGGTTTATTCCTAAGTTCTTAGGAGGCCTTGGTTTGGTGACTAGTCTGAATGCAAAGTTGAGTTCTATTAATAGAAAGTTAGCTGGCTCTGTTCTTAAAAATATCAACTTGGTTAAGCCATATGTGGCAACCCAGAATATTTCTTGGGACATTCATAGGAACGTGTTATCGAGAATCCCGTATACTCCTGATACAGAATATACGCAAGTTCTTTTAGATAATCATGGTATCCCTGAATGTCAAAGTTTTGAAGAAAATTACTCAATTGTTTATAAGTCTTTAACATATCAAGTGTTAATGGAGGAGAAGTTGAATCACATCCTAAAATCTACTCGTAAGGATCATAATCGAATTTTTATCAAGCGTAATTCCAGAGTCTGGAATGAAGCAAGACGAAGATCTGATTATATTCTTGAACTTTCCGATTGGGATCTCATTCCTCGCCGTATCGAAACCAATAAACCAATTGTGCTTTCTTATGCCCTAGCTCTTTCTTATGATGTGACCGAAGATTTCTTCGAGTTTCGCCAGACCTTGCAAAGGTCCAGCCCATCATCTTGGTAGAACTGGGGTCTTATTTTGGCTCAGCCCATTGGTGAGCCCGGATATCCTGTTACAG